ATCCATTCAATAAGATGCTGAACGACTGGAAACGAAACCCGCTGCCCGCCATTGGCTAGGTTATATATAGTGGAGTAGCTGATACCGGTTGCCCTGGCCACGTATTTGAGATTAAGCGGCTTCAGCCTCTGTTGTAGCTGTTTAAGTGTCATTTGGTATCATCCCGTCTTATATAGCTCGTGTGTGTGATTGCAGTATATATACAAAAAAAGTTGTTGCAACCCTTAATATATTGCTTTAAAGTGCGAACCTCAATTAGGAAAGAGAGAAAAACCAATGTCAATATTAAAGCAAGCAACGAAACCAGCCGACCGGATGCCGATAGTCACCATATGCGGCGACTCAGGGCTCGGTAAAACGTCCCTGGCGGCGACATTCCCAAACCCTATAGTAATACGCGCCGAAGATGGCCTTCAGGGCGTACCGGCTGCCATACGGCCCGACGCGCTGCCCGTGGTAACCTCGCTGGAACAGCTAATCGAACAGATGACGGCACTCTATAAAGAGGAGCACAAATACAAAACGATAATCATCGACAGCGTAACGGCGCTCGAACGTATCTTTATGCAGAACGTTATCGACAGCGACCCTAAGAAGCCCAAAAGCATCAACCAGGCTTTAGGCGGATATGGCGCAGGCCTTGGCGCAGTAGCCACGCTGCACCACCGGGTCGGCAAATTGATGTCAAAGATTAATGCCGATAAAAACATTGCTATCGTATACATCGCGCACGCCGACACCGAAACAATCGAACTGCCAGATATGGACCCGTACACCCGCTACAACCTGCGCCTCGGCAAACGCTCGGTAGCACCATACGTTGATGACGTGGATATGGTTGGGTTTCTAAAGCTGCAAACGTATACCAGCGGCGACGGCGACAAGAAAAAAGCCACGTCAGACGGCAGCCGACTATTGGTAACTTATGCCACCGCGTCGAACGTTAGCAAGAACCGGTACGGCATCACTGATAATATATTTGTACCAAAGAACGAAAACCCGCTCACTCAATATATCCCGGCTTTAGCCACTTATAACAAAGAAGGTAAATAATATGTCATTCTTCGATCTTTCAGACGGCAAAACAGCAGCAGCATCAACTTCATTTGATAGCAATGTTCAGATTAAGCCTATCCCTGCAAACACTCAGGTAGTCGCGGCAATTGACGAAATTAAATGGGACGAATATCAGGGCGACTCGTTTGTTTCGGCTCGCTGGGTAGTATTAGATGGCGAACACAAAGGCCGCAAGATCTTTCATAAGATCCGCGTAAAAGAGCAGGATAAAACCAAACGCGATCGTGCTTTAAAGATGTTAGCTGCTATCGATGCGAACGCAGGCGGCGACTTAATGCGCAACGGCACTGAACCGGGTGATAGCCAGCTCAGCTCCGCTTTATCCAATAAGCCTATGGCCATCAAACTCGGCCTATGGGAAATTGACGACAAGTCAGGAAACTGGGTCATGGCAGTATCGCCGGTCAACTCCGTCAGCACATTACCCGCACCAGTTGCAGCAGCCGCTGATGATATTCCATTCTGATAATACGGCCCTTCGGGGCCTTTTTTTTCGAGGTAAAACAATGGAACAGCTATCACAAGAATGGTTCGACGCGCGCAAAGGCCGGGTAACTGGCTCACAGATTGGTGCAATCCTTGGCGTTAATCCTTGGTCTAGCACCAAAGACGCTATGCGCTCAATCCTAGGTCAGTCCACTTTCACCGGCAACGTCGCCACCGAATACGGAAGCCGGAACGAGGAAAACGCCGTATTCGATTTCGAGCTTGAAACAGGCATCACTATTAAAGAATGCGGGTTTATAGTCCACCCGGAATACGACTGGCTCGGCGCGTCACCCGATGGATTGATTGGCGCAGATGCTATTGCCGAGATTAAATGCCCGTTTGGGTTGCGTGAAAATCCCGACCCGGAATTTAAAAGCCTGGCACACCTGCCCCATTATTATGCCCAGGTTCAATATGAGATGTTTTGCAGCGAACGCACAACAGCGTATTTCATTCAATGGAACCGGTTTAAATTTGACACCGAAATGGTTTTTTTCAGTCAGCAATATATTGACAAAACACTGCCCAAGCTTAAAGCATTCCATGACCAGTACCTGGCAGCTGTGGCTTAGATGAGAAACAATCCGCGCGTAATGACACCCGGCGCGCTTCGTTCGTTCCGTCGATTGCAGCACAAATGCAGCCTGGCAGAGCTCGCATATTATTTTAAAATAAGTGAACCGCAAGCCTGCCGAATCCGCGCAGGCGAAAACTGGGGCAGAAAATGTTAAGACCATACCAACAAAACGCGGTGGATGCCGCGAAAGCTTTTCTTTCTAAATGCTATGACTCTTGCATCATAGACGCAGCAACGGGTGCGGGAAAGTCGCACATCATCGCAGAGCTTGCGCAATGGATTCACGAAACCAGTAATAAGCGGGTGCTATGCTTGGCACCGTCTAAAGAGCTGGTCGAACAAAACCACGGCAAATACATTGCAGCCGGTGGTATGGCCAGCCTGTACAGCGCCTCAACCGGTCAGAAAAGCCTTGAACACTATGTCGTATTTGGCACGCCTGGCACCGTTAAAAACAGCCTGGAACGGTTTAAAAACTTTGCAGCCGTCATAGTCGACGAAGCCCACGGCATAACACCCACGATCAAATTTATCATTGATGATCTGCGCGCAAAGAACCCTCAGCTGCGCGTGCTGGGTTTGTCTGCCACGCCGTACCGTCTCGGCAGTGGTTATATATATCAGCTCGATGAGAGCGACAAGGCCATCTCAGTGCACGAAACGACAAACCCATACTTTAAAAAGCTGGTGTTCAAGATAGGCGCGAAAGAATTAATCGATCAAGGCTATCTGACGCCACCGACTACCGAGCGCCACGCTGGTTATGATACTACCGGTTTGGAGTTAAATAGCATGGGCAAATTTGATGCCCGCCAGGTTGAACAAGCGTTTGAAGGTGAGGGCCGGAAAACAGCCGCCATTATCGCAGAGGTGGTCGAGCTATCCGCCGGGCGAAAAGGCGTAATGATATTTGCCGCAACTGTGCCTCACGCAAAGGAGGTTATGCAAAGCCTACCACGCGGGAACAGCGCCCTAGTGACGGGTGAAACGCCAAAGCTTGAACGTGAACAAATATTAAAAGCGTTCAAAGCCCGACAGATAAAATACCTGGTCAACGTTTCCGTCCTAACTACCGGCTTTGATGCAAGCCACGTTGACGTTATTGCTATATTGCGCGCCACCGAATCGGTCGGGTTGATGCAACAAATTATAGGGCGCGGGTTGCGCATCGATGCCGGCAAACAAGACTGCCTGGTTTTGGACTACGCGGAGAACATCGAACGGCACTGCCCCGATGGCGATGTTTTTAATCCGGACATTAAGGCGTACAAGAAAAAAGATATTGTCGATGGCATCGATGTTGAGTGCCCAGATTGCTATTATATTAATGATTTTATAAAACGGCCAAACCCTGAAGGGTTTCTAAAAACGAAAGATGGATACTTTGCCGACTTGGCAGGCGTGAAATTAGAAATACCCTCACATTTTGGGAGGCGCTGCCACGGTCAATTTTTAGCTGCCGGAACATATGCCAGATGCGAATACAGATGGACGTCTAAAAAGTGCAAAAGTTGCAAACACGATAACGACATAGCAGCGCGCTATTGTGAAAAGTGCAAAGGCGAGTTGATCGACCCGAACGAAAAGCTGGTTATGGAATTCAGAAAGTTGAAGTCCGATCCATACGCTAAAAGCACCGACAGGGTACTGGGCTGGCACTGCCAAGAATGGATAAGCAAAAGCGGGAACCAAACGCTTAAGGTGGATTACACCACCGAGTATCGATCATTTTCTATTTGGTATATGCCGGAGAAGATCAACGAATGGGAGTCATTAAATGAATCTGTTTTTAGTGGTAGAATCGCACCATCAATTGAAGTCTTTTTGTCATCACTTCCGAACTATGGAACAATGCCAAAAACTTTAACGCTGAAAAAAATGAAAGAGAAAGGTTTCTATAAAATTTATGGCCACAATGAGGCATTAGATGAAATTCCCGAAATCAATTAAAGTGTACGGCGACATTACATACCGGGGGCCATGCTCGCCAGAGTCGGCCGAACAGATCACGCTATTCAATCAGCTATCACCAAAGCTCCGCGCAATAGCCCTGCACCCACGCAATGAGGGCAAACGAACGCCGGGCCAAGTAATGCGCCACAAAGCGGAGGGTATGACCACCGGAGCTGCTGACATTATTATAATCGGCTCACCGCCTTTTGTGTGCGAGCTAAAAAGAATGGATCACACCAAATCCAAAATATCGGCGGAACAGATCGACTTTTTAAATAACTGCCAGGATGCGGGCGCATTTGTCTGCATTGCGCTGGGATGGAAGGGAGTAGTTGATGCAATCGCCGATTGGGAAAAGGCCTAGACACTACGCCGACGATGTAATCTATGGCCGGTCAACCCTTGACCAAGTGCCACTAGACTGGCGTGAGCTCATCCTAAAGCATGTTCAAATAGCATGTATACAACTAGGCTCCCAAGTTGCCAGAGGCCGCGACAGGGCCGCTAGGGCCGCCATGCTTGAACGCGTACCACCAGTGATACTCCCAGATGTCGAACGACTCGCCAAAGAATACTATAGTAATAAAAACTCCGCTTGATATAGCTAATCGATATATAAGAGTGCTTGCGCTTATACGCTAGCACTAGTATTGTTTGCAGATCGAAAGCAAACAAACAAACGGAGCAAACAACATGACAAACCTAATAGTTGAATATAAAGCAAGCGTCAGCACCCCAGCCGGATGGCGTTCAGTGTCAATGACCGCCACGGCTTTGCAGATTAGCCCAAAGCGTGTTGAAGTAGTTCAGGTTACCAAAATTGACGGCGAGATCGTTAGCAAAAACATGTCCCGAAGCGGCGCAAAGCGCCAGCAATACGATGGTGAATACTTTGCAAGCCAAGAAATCGGAAAAACCAAAAACATTAGCTCATTAACAGTTATTTAAACAACGGAGCAACAAAATGAAATCACTTATCGAAAGCATTGGCTGCATACTTCTAGGTATCGCCCTTATAAGCCCGATCTATGTTTACGCAATGGGGTGGATCTAATGATTAGGACACTACTCGGCGGCGCATTGATAGCCGGGCTGCTATTTGGCCCGTTCATACTATACTTTTTGGAGTTAATTTAATGGCAACACTTATTAAAAATCGCGGATATAGAATACAAGATGCCATACATCAGATGGCCATCGACGAAAGCTTAGCAACCGGCCTCAGTCTAAACAAGACTGTCGAGGCATTAATAAAAGAGGCGTATATTGCGCGCCGACTCGCAAAGATGGGGATGACAAAATGAGCACACCAGAAATCGATCTCAGAAATATGTTAGATGCCGAAGATGCGCAAGAAAGATTGGATGATGCGTATACTCACTGGGTTGAATATGATGTCATCCCAGATCTTGCTAAATACCTGTCATTATTTGAATACGACAAATTCGACTCGGCCGTGACACACTTTCGGATATATAACGCGGCACCAATCGCCGAATGGATATTTGAAATAATCACAAATAATTATGACGTTTATTATGCTTTTCTAATGCGTGAGCGTGACGATATTGATTTTAATGATATTGTCGAAACTTATATTAACTGTTTCGTTTGCGAGCAAGACTTTATAGATTACAGCAACGAGGTCACACTCAATGACTACTAACACCACGGCGCAAGAAATCGCAGAATATCGTGAGCAAATAAAATTGATGATTGAAGTTATTGATGTTTTGCACAATGGCAAAATGCCGACAGAATTAGTTTGGACAATCATTACCAATGTACATTGGACGCTGGACAAATACTCTAAAAACCAGCCATCAACCGAAATTCAAGGGGAGCTATTATGACAATTTTACAAATTATGATCACGCTGTCGGTAATGATGTTTTGTGTTCAAGTAGCTTTTTGCATTTATGTCGAACAGATGAAATGGTATTGGGCACTCTATAGCGCTTTAGTAATTTACACGACTGTAGTTGTTTTGCTGGCAGTGCTGGCGAATATTGAAACAATATTTCCTCAAGTGCTTTTGAAGGTGTAGCCAGATGATAAAATTCAAACGATTGACAGAAACAGCAGTAACACCAATGCGGCAAACCGAGGGTGCCGCCGGGTTCGATATATATTCTGACCATGATCTTGCGAGGGTCCATTTCGGGCAGGTAGTGGTTATAAGCACCGGCATTGCTGTTGCTATCCCCGATGGTTTTGTCGGCCTTATAAAGCCCCGGAGCGGCTTGGCAGTGCGTCGAGGTGTAGACACAATGGCAGGCGTTATCGATAGTGATTATCGCGGTGAAATCCGTGTAGTGTTGACTGTCCATAGCACTGACATAGTTCCATTCAGAGTCGAGCCGGGCGAACGGATTGCGCAGATGGTGGTCGTGCCTGTCATGCTTGAAAGCATTGAAGTAACAGACTTGGACGAAACGGATCGCGGCGAAAGCGGTTTCGGCTCGACTGGTGCGCTTTAATGGCTAGACCACTACCATATAAAAAGCCCTGCTACTCGTGCGGCAAAATAGTTGCAGCACCGCTGTACCTTAACCACAAAAGCGGAAAGCGGCATTTAAGCTGCCAGCCGTGCGAGGAAAAATACAGACAGGTTACTGCGCGCAGCGAAATAGCACGCCCGGATCACTCTAAATTGAACTCACTATGGGTATCGCGCCCGGTGACTAACTAAAGGTTTTAGCCATGCCAAAGTTTAACGACCAGCAAGAAGCGGATGAGGTGATAGAGTTTATTGACCCGGAAATCGACAAGGGCGAATCAACCAACGCAATTATGAAAATATGCGTCCGGCAATTCCCGTGCTTTTCAGAAGCCAACATCTTTAACACTATTATTGAATGGAAAATAACGAAATGAACTACGCAAAAGTAACACCGGCAGACCTGCGCTCAGACGCTGAAAAATTATACGCGCGTGCAGATGCTTTAGAGCAAGGCTTGAAATTTTTCGATGGCAAGATCTGTGAGCTCTGCGGCGGAACGAAACGACATACGCGCAGCTCGCGGTGCGTAAACACTCGCGAGCATATCGACAATTCGCTGTTAGTGGAAAACCTACGCGAGAAAAAAACCGACCAGTTGAGCACCAAAGCCTGGCGCTAGTTATTTGCCACGGTTGCTAGGACGAGCACCGAACCACCAAGACACACTGGTTGCTGTCAGGGAGATTATATTCAGCACAATGTCGCGGTAAAGTTGCAGCGCTTCGCCATCGCCAAGCGCTTCAATGCCGCCCACGATTGACTCAAGCCCTGTCAGTATTAGATAGGTCTGGTATAACAGAACAGCGGTTATAACGGGCCTGACTGCGCTTTTAATGGCACTGCCAACACTGCCGACAGTTTTCTGTGACTCCTCGAAAGCTCGCGCCTCGGATGCCATCTCGGCGGCGTTAGCATTAGCGCCAACCATTGCTATCTTGAATTCCCGCTCGCTTGCGCGTTCTTTCGCTTCTTCTTTGCGATTCAACCAGCTAAACACACCACCGATTAGTGAACCAGCTGCGCTAGATGCCAGGATTGAACTCAGCTCTGCAATCATTTATCCACCACTTGGCGTCCGTCATTATAGAATTTTAGCGCAGCGGCCAACAAAGCCGACGGCACACCCAACAGCGCAGCATAGATCAAAGGGTCCGGATCTGGGTTGTATGCGTAGATCTTGGCCCAAGCATATGAGTCTAACGTCATCCAAATTGCGACAAAAAGGACACCACGGCGAACAATCATGCCCTTTTCCAGGAACAGCCACAGCGGCTCCAAGGCGCTATTGAATCGGTCAGTCATAGTTTGGCCAACTCCTTCGACAATAGATTCAGGAAATACACGGGGTTGTTATTGTAATAAACATAACGCCGCTTCGGCTCATCTGGGCACATCCACAAAAGCCGCTCTTCGCGGGTATCTATATGGATTAGGGTCTGTTTCTCGCCGCCTAGGTGCGTATCGAAATACATACCAAAGCCGCCGACACCTTCCACAGATTGGACTAATGCCCACACTTTAGCGGATGCCGTGTTGTCGAGTATAAACAGGTCAGTGGCTCGTGATTTAAGACTGCCATCAGCGCCAACACAGTGTAGGCTTGAACCTCCCGTAAACCGAACGTGAGCCTCCGGGTCAGGGCTTGGCACCATAGCAGTGCCGCAAATTTCGCGGATCTCTTGGGCCATCTCGATCACCGAGTTTGACATAAACCCCAGCGCCTTGGCTGGCCACTCTTCGCGCTTTAAACTCATCGGGTAACCTCAAAAAACAGGTTAAAATAATTGAATATATAATTAGCCGTTTCACCATTGGAAAAGATCCAAAGCCAAAGCATTGCCAGCATTACGCCAGGCCATGACATAGCCTTTTCCTTTAAGAATTGAACCATGACTTAAAGCCTCCGGCTATTATACCGGATGCCGCCACGATTCCGGCGACTGACGCCAGCGCCCACACGATAAATTTAAACGCTCGGCCCATTGATTGCCACCCACGATAAGCGGAAATCATTTCGTGGACTATTCGGATGTCCTCGACGCTGAATTCTGGGTCACTCAGCGCGCGCTGTTCAAGTTTGGTTAGTGTGTCCAGCATAGCCAGCCCCAGATTGATTAGTTTTTACTATTATACAGGTCATACAAGACTTTTACTTTCTCTTTAAGCGTCTCAATGTCCGCGTAGCTTTTAGCCAGCCAAAAGATGAGGCCAACAAACCCGACGATGATTGGCCAGAGCGCCGGGATTATTTCTAGTAGGCTAACAGATTCCATTGTTGCCCTTTAAAGCGCTGCAATGATAAACGCCAATAGCTCAGAGTAACGAACACCCAAACGGGTGCGCTCTGTAGCGCCTGCTGGTGCCTCTGCTAGTGTGTCGAACGTATCGGTGCGAGTGTATGCATCTTTGGCTTCGACGGCCTCTGTGGTGACATTGCCGTCTTCATCCGTAACTGCTTCCACTGCCTCAACCGCTGCAACCTCAGCCTGCGTTTCCCACCACGTCGTTGATATAAACATGCCGTATCGGCCAGCATCTAAACCTTCTGCTGTGAAAGCGTCTTGCAGGTCTTGCGCCATAATACCAAAGTGAATCCGAGCATCGTCGCCCTTTTTAGCCACTGCGTCCTTCAAACGAAAAGAGCGCATTAAGCCTTTACAAACCGTGGCCACGGCTGTTTCTGCTGTGGTAATTTCTAAAATATCTTGTTTCTGATTTCGGTCAGAAGTTACTACCGGCGAGCTTGCCAAATAGATAGAGTCAAAACGACTGTTTGCATCACCGAGGTTAATTGATCCATTACTCACTACGCCAGCTGTCATGGGGAGGATGACGGCTGTAGCGAACGAGATCCCGGCGTGGCTTGCAGATGTAGACCCGATAGATATGTTGTTGCCACCTGAAACGCCAATACTGCCAACGGCTGAATTTCCTTGTGCAAATTGCATAATCGTCCCATCATTGGACAATCTATTCAAATACATTACTGTGCCGCCAGATCTTGTATGCTCTGAATAACCCGGGTCACTTCCCGCAAAACGGATGCCAGCCGTCGACGATGATGTTGAAGTTTTTGCCACGAGTAAGTTGCCCGCGCTATCGATTCTGAGCCTCTCCGCAATTGAAGCAGAAGTACCGGTCGCAAAAGTAATGCCAGTCGCACTTGCTGCGCCCAAGTCTATAGCATTTATAGCGGCAACTACTACGTCACTACCGGTGATTTCAGACCAACCAATATTATGAGCATATGTACTGCCGCCCCCGCTGGGTGCCTCTAGCATCATCTGGTAATCAGTTAATGTTCGGCTTAAAGTTGAAGATAAAGTAGGCATCCCCAGATCAAGAGTAGTTCTAGGAGAACTCGTGCCGATCCCGACATTGCCAGATAATATTTCCACATTGCCATTATCGCTTACAAAAACAGCTTCTGAAACACCATAAACATAACGGTCAGTATAAGTACCCACACCACCAGAAGCCGCAACACGGAACGTCGTACCCTGCGCGATGAAAAACTGGATTGTACCAGCAGAGTCGGCAAAGTATGGCGCGGTTAATAAAGTAGCGCCGGTGCGATCCGAATAGATCGGAGCTGCCACGCCGGTATTTTCATTGATGACCGTATATTCAGCGCCAGGGATAACATCCCCGGAATCTGTTACGGCGACTCGTTGATAGATTGGTAAACTCATATTTTTAAACCCCTATTATTTGCGCAACGATTTTAACCGAGCCTTGGCCCACGGTATACGTTAGCCCGCCGCTGGTTACAATTTGAATTTCTTGAACATAAGACGTGGCCGATAGTGCGCCC